AGACGGTCGGCCGACGATGCTTCATCGCGTCAAGATGGCATTGAAGCCCGTCAGAGAACTCTACGGCCGGATGCCGGCGCACGGCTTTGGTCCGAAGGCACTCCGGACGATTCGCCACACGTGGGTCGCGGCGGACTACAGCCGAAAGTACACCAACGACCTCACCGCAACGATCAAGCTCATGTTCTCCTGGGGGGTGAGCCGGGAGCTGGTGCCGGGATTGGTTGGGAAGAGCAATACCATTATCAGGCGGCCCGGCATCACGCGAATCGGGCGGCCCATGCGTTGCTCCAAGAGCAACCCAGCACGGCTATGGCCCATATGAAAGCCCGGAATCTGCATGGTGATGCTCTGGGTGAGTACAAGAAATTGGTGCATTACGGTGGGGAAAGCCACGGGCAGAAGCAGCGGCGTGAAGTGTTGTCGAGTGCAGCACACCGAGCGAGCGAGGCGATTACTCGTAAGGATTCGAGTCTGAAAATGGAGAAAAGCCTGAACGTTATGGAAGAGATGGGCAAGCTGATCAAGGCGGCCGAAGGCGAAGGAAGCCGGGGAGGTCACATCATTGGTCATTCCCCCAGTGGAAAACCGATTTATGGAAAAGCCGGATATTCATTGAAATATCATGGCCGACAGGGACACGTTCGGATGACAACAGAGCATTCTTTGCAGGCAAAGCGCCACAAAGAGGCATCCAAGGATCCGAATGATCTTCACTCTATCGCGTATAGGGCGCATAGAAAGGCAGCAGTGGCCCATGCTAAAACAGCCGAGTTTATGGACAATAAAGACTCATATGCTGAAAAATACGGGCATGGAACAGCGAGCGGTAAGCACAACAAACTGATGGATGAGGCTAAAATGTGGACAGATCAGGCCCATCTGACGACAGATCGGGCCGTGGGCATGTCCAAGGCCCAATCCCCCGGAACCATCATTGGCCGGACGGCCGATGGCAAAGAGGTCTATGGCAACGGACAGGACGTGCTCCAGAAGCAGCCTCAGAGCCAGCCACAGGCCGCGAATCCGGCCCAGAGTGGTAACGGAGCCCCACAGCAGGCAGGGGCTAAGAAGCCGGCTCAGGGCTCCCAGGAGGAAGAGGAGTATGGAGAGGGAACGCATGAGCACCATAGGGATCAGGCGCTAGCCCACCTACAGGCGGCGCAATCCCATGCCACGGCCGCACATTCCGCCAAAAAGGTGGACGAGGCCAAAGAACACAATGAAATCGTGGGGCAGGCACGCGAAGCCTCGGAGGCAGCCATGCAGGGAGCCCAAAAGGCCGCACAGGTTAAGAAGTCTATCCAGCGGAATAATCTCAATATTTCGCTGGATGCGGAGAACGATATTCTGGCCGGACTGGACAGCGGGGAATTGGAGATCGGCGGACAGCCGGCTACCATCCGGGAGGACGGCAGACATCGGGTGCTAGGAATGCGTGGGGAGCGGATGGTCAAGGCCGTGGATATGACCGGCGGAACGATTTACCAGGGGGAGCACAACGCGGGAGGAAGCCGGGGAGCCGATGACCGTGAGACCGTGGCCCGGGCTCAATCGCTGGCGGAAACCGTGGATTCCGATCTGGACGGTAACCGAGGTTCCGGTGGGCTCAAGGAATGGTTTGATGATGCCTATGGTGGACAGCCGAGTGTGTCTGTTCCGGTGGGTATGTCTGGAGTCAAGGGTTTCCGAAAATCGGATGATGTGGTGATCATCGATGATGATGATCCTCATCAGAAAGCTTTGCTCAGATCTCATCCGGCCGAAGGACAGGCATCAATCCGGATGGCTTATCAAGGCGGCGGCAGAGATAATCTGAAGTAACGGAGGCCCCGATGGGGTTACGAGATCGATTCACGGATGCCGTTGGTTCATTTCTGGGTGGAGCGTTGGATATAGCCTCGGAGTCCTTGGAAAAGGCTGTAAGTTCCAAACAGGCTGATGAGCCATCAGCCCGTGGAACTGGAACCACGGCCATGACAGCCAACAAGGCCCGGGTTCCGGTTCCCCCGGAACCTTCGAACGAGGATCCCAAGGGGTTGCTTTACGATCCGTTTGCGTTGATCGATCAGTTGGGGTATCGCGATCGGCCAAGCGGTTTGACTTATCTGACACTTCGTCAGATGGCCCGTAGGGTGCCGACGTATACCGCGATTCTGCAAACCAGGAAGAATCAGGTGGCCAATTTCGGGCAGCGGCAAAAGGACAAGCGGGAGCCCGGATTTGGGATTATCCTTCGAGATGATGAAGCGAGCCCCACCAAACAAGACAAAATCCGAATGCGGGAGATGGAAGATTGGATGTTGCAGACCGGATCTAGGTGGGTTCCCGGGCGTGACTCGTTCAAAACGTTTCTGAGGAAGCTGGTAGACGACAGTTTGACGCTGGATCAGGGGTGCTTTGAGATCGTTCGGAATCGGAAGGGTTTACCGGCCGAATTCTATGCAATGGACGGGGCGACGATTCGGCTGGCCGATGTTCCCCCGGGTGCTGAAGCTCAACAGGATCCAAATCAAGTCCGATACGTTCAGATTTACGATGAAGTGATCATCTCCGAGTTTGCTGCACATGAGTTAAATTTTGGTGTGCGGAATCCACGGACGGACATCCGGGTGAACGGCTACGGTTTTTCCGAGCTGGAGATGATCATCAACGTGATCACTGCAACGTTGTGGGCATTCGAATACAACACCAGATTTTTCAAGCAGGGGACGGCTGCCAAGGGGGTCTTAAATTTCAAAGGTACGGTTCCGGATTCCAAACTCGATTCATTCCGTAGATACTGGAAAATGATGATTTCTGGCGTAGGAAACGCTCATCGGATTCCGACCACGAATGTTGATGATCTTCAGTGGATTGATCTGTCTACCGATAATCAGAAGATGGGTTACGCCGATTGGATGGATTGGCTCACAAAGATCTGTTGCGGTGTGATGCAATTCGATCCGGCTGAGATTAATTTCAACTACGGCAACAGTGGTCAACAGGGCCAGATGTTCGGCACGCCGGTTGAACAGAAGTTGAAGCACAGCAAGGATCGCGGGCTCAAGCCTCTGTTGGATGACATTGCCGATTGGATCAATCAGCATTTGATCTGGCCGTTGGATCCTTACTTCTCGTTCGCCTTTCTTGGACTCGACGCGAAAGCGGAAGATCAAGCAATTGATCTTTCCAAGAAGCGGGGGGAATTCCTGATGACCGTGGATGAGTTGCGAGCCGAAGAAGATTTGGATCCGCTGCCCGATGGTCAGGGCGAAGTGATTCTGAATCCGGTGTGGCTCCAGAACAAGCAGGCGGCGGAGATGGCGGCCCAACAGGATCAGATGGGAGCGGAAGGAATGCCGGAGGAAGAACAGCCGACAGATGTGTTGGATGTTGCCGGTGGCGGTCGGGAGAACGGCGGGGATGAATTCAGTGCGATTTTCGGTGACGGTGAAGAGAAGTCATTGCCGGCTGTCACCGATTTGAAAAAGAGTGGTCCAGGCAGAGCGGAAACCAAATCGTTACCCAAGCGGACGGTCAAGGTATACGAGATCGAGCTTTAGGAGATATCCATGTCAGTTTACGTGCGGTCCCAAATCATCCTGGTAGCGGCCCTGGATGAAGACGAGAACAACGGACAGTTTATCCGGGAGAACCTGACACTTACCCAGTTGACGGAGACATTTGATGTGGAGTGTTCTGGGGAGCTGGAACTGGGAGCCAGTGAAGCGGATTATGCGTTGCCGATGGGGAAGGTGGTTACCGGGAAGCTTCTGTACATCGAAACCAATCAGGAGTTGACGGTCAAGCTGGACGGGGAAGTTTCCGGTCATAAGATCGGGGCTCCGACCACGGGGACTAAAGCGAAGTTGTTTCTTCGAGGGGATTTTACAGCGGCTCCGACTCTCACCAATAACGTGACTTCGGTAGCGGCTGTTTCTTACTTCATCGCGGGCAGTAAAGCGTAATCGGGCATGAAGGTTCGGATTGAGGCGGAGCCCGGTGAGCTGGAGGAAAAATCAGATGAACTGATTCATCTGGTTTCACGGCTGTCCTCTAAGCTCAGCAAGGCGGCCCCCAAACCGAACGAGCAGATCAAGCAATCACAGCTTCAGATTGAATACCCGGTGATTCAGGGATCGATGAAGCGAGCTACACGGCAAGTCAACCGGATCCACAAATTGATGGATCAGAAGATCGCGGCTGTGCTGGACGAGGTGAAATGACCGATGGCTCTGCTTACTCCAGAACAGATTCAGCGACTTCAGCAGATTATCCGTGATTCATCCACGGCTCTGGCGATAGCTACGACCGGATACGAGGTTTCTCCGGAAGAGCTTCAACGGCTGGTAGACGAGGGATATCTTGATCCCTCGAAGCTGGATAACGTAGTTCTGGATAGCTTCTCTTTCGGTCAGTTGATGACCCGAATGGATGAAGCCAAGAGCATGTCTTATCCGGAGTTTCAGAAGTATTTGGCCAAGAATCCGGTTCCGATGACTCCGGTGGAAAGGCAGGCTTACGATACGGCTAAGGCCCGGGCAGGGACTTACTGTGTGGGGCTTGGGAATCGATACAATCAAGAGCTGGGGACGGTAATCATTAATGCTGACTCCGAGCTGGCGGCCAAGACACGCAAAATCATCCGGGATGAGACAGCTACAGCGATTGCCCGGCGGGAGACCGTGGGTCAGTTGAAAACTCGGTTAGGTCAGGCTACCGGGGATTGGGCTCGGGATTGGCATCGGATCGCGGCTACTGAGACACAGTTGGCTCACCAGGAGGGGCTGTTGAATCAGGTGACCAAGGATTACGGTGAGGATGCGTTGCTCGCTAAGATTCCGGAGCCCGGCGCGTGCGAGCATTGTGAGCGGCTGTATCTCGAGAACGGCCGGCCGATGGTGCGGCCGGCTAGCTGGTGGCACGATCAGGGGGCTTCCAATGTTGGTCGGAAGACAGCGGACTGGAAGCCGGTGATGGGGGCTATGCATCCGCATTGTTTTCCGGCTGGATACCGTGTGACAACAAATCGGGGCGAAATTCTGATTGAGCAGATATCTGTGGGGGATAGGGTTTTGTCTGCTGAAGGTAATTGGCGGCGGGTTTGTCAGTCTTTCAAGCGATTTTACCGTGGCCCGTTGGTCAAGATTCGGACTGCGGATCATGAGCTTCGATCTACCCCCAATCACCTATTTCGGGATTGTTGCGGTTGGTTGACTGCGGATTCTATCCGCGAGGGAGGCCACCTCCGCGAGTTGATGCTTGCGGAGCCGGATGATCGTCCAACCACGCTGTTCGAGCCAGTTTGTTTTTCGCGTATCTTGTTCGGTTTTTCGTCGGCAGGTGTGCCAATTACCGCCATCGATTTCAATGGCGATCTTGCGTTTCCAATCTACGAGATCGATCAAGAAACGGCCGACAACTTGGTTATGTTGGAGCGGCAAGCCAGCACGGGCAAAGGCGTCAGCGAACAATTGTTCAAGCTGAGAAAGAACCGTTCCTTCGATCAATTTGAGTCTACCAATGACTTCGCTGTCCGGCTGGATGCGGCCCCTAACTGCTTCATGAGCAGCAGCGGTGAGTTGTTGGCGCTGATCGGGGGTAAGGAGCTTCATGCGGATCTTATTCGCTTCCGATCTATTGCGCGGAGTTTTCCCAGCATCCTTGATTCGTTGGGTGATGGTGCCTCGTGCCACCCCAATCTTGCGGGCTATCGCTTGTATGGAGAGATTATCCTTGAAGTGAAGTCTGATAATTTGAGCAGTGTCGAGATTACGCCGATTCATTCTGTCAGGATTAACCAGCGTATTGTCGATGTCAAGTCGATTCATCAAAACGAATTTGAAGGGTGGGTATACAATATCGGGGTGGAGGGGGATGAATCGTATATTGTTGAAGGATTAGCTGTTCATAATTGTCGATGCCAATTGGTCCGGGTGCCGGCGGGTTGGGGATTCGATGAGAACGGGGATTTGATGCCGGGCGAATAGGTTGAGATTGCGAAATCTGCAAAGTCAAATTTGGAAAAAGCCCGCAAGCTCGACGGCCGGATGAAGTTCCAGGGGTTTGACATTTCGATCGAGAATCGGAAAGGATCTGTCCGCCATTGGTACGACAAGACCACGGATACCCACGGTGAGACCAAGATGGAATTCCCCTACGGCTACATCCGGCTGACAGAGGGGACAGACGGGGATCACGTTGACGTGTTTGTGGGGGGAGATGAGCAGGCCAAGAACGCTTATGTGATTCATCAGATGCGGGCTCCGGATTTCAAAACGTTCGATGAGGACAAGGTAATGCTGGGGTTTGCTTCGGCCAAGGAGGCCAAGCAAGCCTATCTTCGGCATTTCGATAGCCCGAAGTTCTTTGGAAGCATGACGGCCATGCCGGTGGAGCAGTTTCGGAAAAAGGTGTTTCGGATGAAGCGGAAGATGATCAAGTCCAAGCGGACAGAGGATCAACTGCGGTTCGATTTCGATAAGCCGGTGGGGGCAAAGGTACACCAGGGCGGTCCATACATTGGCCCGCGAGGGGGAAAGTGGGCAGATCCACAACATATGATCCCGTGGAAAGAGGAAAAGCCAGAGAGCAAGACCCCATATACTACCCCAGAACGAGCGGAGACCAGGCGGAAGGTATTGGGGCACGGTGCGGAATTGGTGGCCGTGACGACCGTGTTTGTCAACGTCAGCGGAGGATCGGAAAAGAAGCAGTTTGTGGCTACCCAGATTGGTCAGGGTGTGGATCTAGCATCCAAGAACGTGGGGGCTCAGATCACGGCTCACGAGGTGCCTAATAGCGAGAAGGGGCGCAGGCGGTTTACCCAGTATGCCCAGCAGCAGGGACTCCGGTTGATGGTGGATAGCGGCGAGTTTGGTAGGTTTGCTAAGGCGATCAGGGCCAAGAAGGAGGGCAAGCCCGAACCGGAGCTGGATTTCGACAAGGTGTTTACGGCATACGAGAAACTGGCAGAGGACATGCCGGCCGGGACGCTGACGGTCGTGGCTCCGGACCGAATTGCGGATCCGAAGATGACTGCCCAGCTACGGGAAAAGTACGCTGATCGGGTTAAGGCTCTGATGGACAAGGGAGCGGAGGTGCTTGTTCCGATCCAAGCCCGGTCCGCAGAAGAGATCGGAAAGGACTACATCGAGGCGATCAAGCTGTTCGGAGAGGGGATCACGTTGGGGTTTCCTACTGCGGCAGCGGTGCTGCCCATGGATCAGATTTTGCCGGCGATGGCCCAGTTGTACGCACACGGGAAGTTCCCACGGGTTCACTTTCTGGGGGGAGGCCGGCCGCGAGAAATGGCCGAGCGAACAGTTCAGTTGGTGGCGGCTGCTTACTTTGCCGGGCGCGGTTTGGATCCGGATAAGGTGATGGACTTGGTGAAGACTCCGGATGCGGCGGCCAGGGCTTTGAGGAACGTCAAGACTGGCGACATTTTGGTGACGGCCGAGAGCGACATTGCCTTACACGATAGGATGATGAGCTGGGCTCGAGAGCGCGGGGTGGATCCAGATCACGAAGATTTTGATGAGACCGAAGCGTGGATTCCTTTTTTTGAAGACTATCCTGAAGAATTTCATTTGGAATTGGACGCCGAGGACAAGCCCAAGTTGTTTCGGGACATGGCGCGGAAGTTGGTTCAGATGGACAGCCGAGTGGTTGGTTCGCTTCAGCAGTACGGACTCCAGCATGATCCGGTGACGGGCAAGCAGGTGAAGGCTGGGGAAAAAATCCAGGCGATTCCGAAGAAAGACAGACACCCGGCCACGTTGGAGGCGTATCTGGAGGCCCGTGAGCATCAGACCGAGCGGTATACCCCATCGGGTAGTTCTGCTTGGCACGCCTTATGGGGCGAGTTTGAGAAGTCCGGCCGTCGGTTGTTGGGATGGGTCAAGGCAGTGCAGTCTGTGGGTATTCCGTTGGAGCAGTTTCATCTAGTGGTCAAGTATGCTCGTCAGGGCCATCAGGAGGCCCGTAAAGCTCTTGATGCGGTGTATGCGGAGCTGGCCAAGGGGGGAGAATCGAATCAGTTAGGAGCCACCACAATGCCCGTGGGGACCATGGGTAACTGGGGGGAGTCTGCTAGGACGGCCGGGGAGAATGTTCGCTCCCATAAGGTCGGGGAGCCTCGAGAGGACTGGCCCCCCAATAAGCAGGATATGAAAAAGAAGAATCGGCGGCCGAAACGGAATTTACCCAAGGCGGCTGAAAAGATGGATGTGTCCGGCAATACCAGGGGCAAGGGGTGGGCGAACGTTCCGAAGATCGAGGAGACTACGGGGTTGGTTCCGGAACTACGGCCGCAGGACTCGAAGGATGCCCATGAATCGTTGAAAGTGCAGCAGCGGAGCCGGATGGAACTGCGGGAAGGATCCAAGATATCCGATGTGGAGATCCACCGATGAAATTCGTTATCGATTTGAATAAGGCCAAGAAAGTCCATGAAGCCCAGACGGGTTTTGCTTTTGGAACTGCGGACAAGCCCAAGCCCCAAACGAAAACCAAGCATCGCGGCGGGCCGTTCATAGGACCGAGGGGCGGCAAGTGGGCTGATCCTCAACACACCATTCCGTGGAAAGAGGATCAGCCGGAGAAGCCCAAGGTTTTGGTAGTGCGCCGGGACAAGAAGACGGGCAAGGAAGAGGAGATCAAGCCGGGACAGAAAAAGAAGTCTGGATGGGAGGGGATGACCGGCCGGGAGAAGATGGCTCATCTTCAGGAACGTGTGGCCAAGGTGGAGGGGGATCTGAAGTTTGACGGGGCCCATTACATTCTGAAGACGGTGACCGAGACGACCAAGCACAAGACGCTGGATGAGGTGAAAAAGGAAGTAGAGATCGAAGAGCGGGAGTATGCGAGGGACAAGAAGCTGGAGGAACAGCGCAAGCCGGATCAGGAAGCGGAAGCCAAGATTAAAGAAATCAGATCCAAGCTGTTCGATCTTGAGTATGTGTTGGCCATTTATATCAAAAATCCACGAAAGCGGCTTGACGCTGAAGCGACGTTTCTGCCAGCTCTGGTCAAACCTTTCGACGTCGCGAATTGGCAGCGGCCGTGGGCCCACCAAGCTCATATTGCCTCTGAGCACAT